ATGTTGGATTTTCTTTTAGGGTTTAAATCTTCATAGTAGATATCATCTAATAAAGAATTAAAAAATGAATCTAAAGAATTATTGTTTTTAATATAATATGACATATTGTCTCCTTTTTTAATTGTGTTTTATGTATAGTGTGTAAATGTGTCTCAATTACGACTGCGCTATTGAATTTACAATACTATATTTGCTATAATCGTGCCAATTAATTTTTAAATAGAAACGGGCGCCACTCCTCCCTCTCTTTTTGGAAGGCGTGAAAAAAACGCCAAGGCTTGAACCCTTTTAGGTTTTCTCCTTTATAGTTTTTATATGGATATAGGGTACCTTTTTTGCAGTTGCATGACTGACAAGTCATTGTTACGTTAAAATCTTCTTTTGTTCCGCCTTTGCTTTTAGGGTATACGTGTTCGATGGTCATATCTTTCATGTCAAAATGTTCGCCACAAATCTGACACACGCCTTCATATCTTTGGTATAGATAGCGTAAGTTGGGGGGGTTTTTGCTTTTATATACCCATTTAGAAGTTGTTAATAAAATCGTAGGTACTGGATATAATCTATTGTAAGAACTTAAAAATGGTTGGTTTTTGTAATACGTTGCTCGCTCGGAATTAATCCAATCCTCCCAGGATAAAGGTTCTCCAGAAAAACTTAAAGCGTGAACCGATTGAATTTCATTAGATTTTGATCCGCATGATATAAGTTTTCTTATTCCTTCTTTCGCTGTAGTTATATTAATAGGCGTCCAAAAATGCGAGAGTATCAAAACCACTCGACCTTTGCCGTCGATCAGGTTCAACTTTTTTCTTTTTTGTCTTGATGACCCGCTTTCGAAGAGTCGGGTTTTTCATGTGTGTATCCCATTTTTTTCATTTTTAAATGATCCTCTAGAGTTTTAGCTTTATAAGCTTTTCCTGTTTTAGGGTCGTACATCATATGGGGTTTAAATTCATCTTCTGCAGCATAATCTTTTTTCATTTTTTTAGACTGTGCTTTTTTGATAGCTTCTTTGGATGGGTAGTCTTTATCTCCAGGTTTCGCGGGTTTATAATTTTTACCCATTCTTTTTTTCTTTTTTTGAATATTTTCCCAGAGGCCTGCATCGCTTTCGCTATTCTCTTCTGGGTTATTTTTGGTTTCAGTCTCTTCGCCTTTGGTTACATTGGTGACGCTTTTTTTGCTCCACATTTTACAACTCCAATAGCGAGCTTTCGTTTTTGGCCCAGGGTTGGCGCAATTGTGCCTTGCTCTAAAGCTTTTTCTGCGATTGGGGTTATCGCGTTTAATTTCCATGTTTGGGTCTCCGAAATTAACTTTAACTACATTTCCTTTTTCATTTTTCACATAGACAGAAAATTTCTTTGGCCCTTTGGGAGTTCTGAATGGTTTATTTAATTTTTTTCCTTTATTCGCTTCTGAGGCCCAGCTTTCTTCGTCGATATATTCTTCAAAGCCAAGTTCGTCTACATCAATAAAGATTGTGCTCCACATTTCGTTCGAGAATTCAGGGTCTTCTTGAAGTTGGTGGTTATGGATATCTAGATTTGCGATAATGAGATCTTCTTCTGTGAATAAATTAGCTTCGTCTCTTATTCCATCATCAATCAAAACTCCAGCAGAAGCTTTAGCTACGTCTTGATCAGCCTTGCGGTAGCTATCTTTAACTTTTCCGCCTCTAACCATTTTTAAAAACATATTTACCCTGGCCATCGCCCATTGACCTCTACTTTTTCCTGGTCTATGGCTTGATGAAAAAGCACCTGCGCCTCTTCTATATATTTTTTTTAATTGAGATAAGGTTACCTTTTTTTTACTCTTGGAATTATGCTCCTTAACTTTAGATTTTAAAGATTCAAGAACTCTATCTGAAAAGGTTATTTTTCCGCCTTTTTCTCCTGCGCTTCCAGGTTTATTTTTATCGGAACCTTTTTTTTGTTCAGACTTTTTTGCGGGTGTTTGTGCTGAACTTTTCGGCCCAGATCGTTTTGCTGAGTAAGATTTTTTTTCCATAGTTATTTATTACACAAATTTATGTTGATTTTCTATATACCAATTATATGTATCCGTTAACCCTTTTTCTAATGAAATATTTGGCTCGAATCCCATATTGGATATTTGGGTGTTGTCCATTTTTTTACGAAATGTTCCGTCAGGTTTTGAGCTGTCAAAAACAATGTCCCCTTTGTACCCCACAATTTTTTTTATAAGCAAAACTAAATCTAGTATTGACACTTCGCTGTTTGAACCACAGTTCAAATGAGAAATTTCTTTGCTATATATATCTTTTGCATCGATATTCTCTAGACAATATGTTATTGCTCTAGCTAAATCATCAACGTGCAAAAATTCGCGCAATGGTTTACCGCTCCCCCAGACTTCGACTGACTCTTTTTTATTCTGCTTGGCTTCGTAAACTTTTCTTATTAATGCGGGTAAAACATGAGAAGTTTCTAAATTAAAGTTATCTCTTGTTCCGTACATATTACAAGGCATAATAGAGTAAAAATTATTATTGTATTGCTGGTAAAAGCTTTCGCAGAGCTTAATTGCTGCTATTTTTGCAATTGCATAAGGTTCATTTGTTTTTTCTAAAATATCTGTCAATAGATATTCTTCTTTAATCGGAATTTTCGAATCTCTAGGATAAATGCATGAGCTTCCAAGATTGATCAACTTATGAACATTGTATATATGGGAGGCATGTATTAAGTTTGTGGCTATTTGTAAATTTTCATATATAAAATCTGCGCGATAGGTGTTATTAGCAAGAATTCCTCCGACTTTGGCGGCGCAAATAATTACTATTTCTGGACGCTCTCTTCCGAAAAATTTATGAACTTCGCTTTGCTTTGTTAAATCTAGTTGCCTTCTTGTTTTTGTTAAAATTTTTTTGCAACCTATTGATTTTAGATAATCTACAACTGCAGAACCAACCATTCCTGCATGGCCTGCTACAAAAATTTTTTTATACTTCATCTACTCAAAAGCATGTAATCGCTTTGATACATCTTCTTAACGAGTCCATAAAAATCTGTCTTGCGGGTCCAACCCATTTCATTTTCAGCCAAGGAGCAGTCTCCACATAACTCATGGACTTCCGCAGGTCTGTAGAATTTTGGGTCAACCTCGAAGATTAAATCTTTATTTTCATTGAAATATTTTTCTGCCTCATTTTCTCCAGAGGAAGTGATTTTTATACCAGCATTTTTTAACGCCTCATTAAGAAATTCTCTTACTGTATGCATTTCTCCGCTCCCTAATACATAATTTTTAGGAAAATCTTGATTTAGCATTAGCCATACCCCCTCCATAAAGTCTTCTGCATCACTCCAGTCTCTTTTAGCCTCTATATTTCCCAACTTTAAAACTGGAGGAGTCTTGCCTTTTTCCATTGCTATTTTGACTCTTGCTATTGTGTGCGTGATTTTCCTTGTAACAAAATCCAAGCCTCTTCTGTTACCTTCATGGTTAAAAAGCCATCCTTGGACTGCGTATAAATTATAAGATTCCCTATAAACTCTGACAATATGCCTTGCCGCACATTTTGCGGCACCATATGGAGATTGAGGTCTTAGCGGGTGCTCTTCGTTTTGGGGCGAGCAAACCACATCACCAAATTCTTCTGAGGATCCTGCATTATAAAATTTGCAGTGCGGAGAGAATCTTCGGATAGATTCAAGTATATGCAAAACTGCATCTGCATCTGTATCCCAAGTTTGAATTGGATAATCCCAACTTCCAGCAACAAAAGATTGCGCTGCAAAATTTATAAAGTAATCAGGTTGAACATCTAGTATTACATCTCTTATACTGTGGGCATCATTTAAATCCATGTTGATTAAATTAAATCTAGATTCTTTTTCTAGATGTAGTATATTTTCATGATTTTTTACGCTAAGTCTTCTGACTGTTCCGTATAATTCGTGATTTGTATTTTTAAGAAGGTAATCAACCATATGACTTCCGTCTTGACCTGTAACTCCTGTTATTATGATTTTTTTCATTTTGTCATTAAAATTGCTTTTATAGTCTCTTTTGTTATTGGTGTTGGTAAACAGTTTTTTTCTATTTTAAAAAATCCCCATTCATCATGCTCAAAAGCGTCCTTAGCGTCGGAGCTGGGAAAAATTAAATCTTGTACTTCTGTATAGTACACAAAAAACGTTCCGCCATTTGGGGTTGAGAATCTAGTTAAGTATGATATTTGTTGGTTTATTTGCACGTCTGTTTCTTCAAGAAATTCTCTAAGCGCAGCTTCTTCAGGTGTTTCATTTAATTCTATAGCTCCACCCGGAATAGCCCAATATCCAGAAAGGCTTTCACAAACTTTTGATCTACGACCTAATAAAATTAAATCTCCTAGTTTTACTAAAAGTCCTGCAGCGTCAATCTTATCCATCTAGGAAGTCATCTATTTTATTTTTATTTTGCCAGTGGGGGCATCCATCATAATTCATTTTAACAATTTTTTCTCCTTCTTTAATTTTAGCTTCGAGAGAATCTTTTTTTTCTGTAAATGCACTTTTTAGTATTTTGCCATGCTTGTCTTGTAGTACATAGTATTCCATGGGTTTTCTGTATGGGCAAATAAAGGCTTTAATTGGTTCTCCTAGCTTATCCAAAACAGGCTGCCCGTAAGACATTTTAAATCCATCCTTTCCGCAAGCTAAAGGCCCACCAAAGGTTCCGTCTTTAGGGTAATCTTGTTTTGCTGCAAAGTTTGATTTTCCGCAATCCTCATCGAAGTTGTCTATATATTTTTGAAATTCTGTTAGTTGATACTCAAAGCCTTCAAGCTCTTCTTCGCTAATCTTGTCCATTTTTACATAACCCTTACCTCTTTCACCAAGAACATCTTTGTCTAAGTCAAATCTTAAAAATATAAATTCACTTTGAGGTTCAGTTTCTGGCATTAAATGTTTTACGGCTAAACTATAAATTAAATTTTGCAAATTATCTGTTATCTCTTTTCCCTTAAAGACTTGCTTGCTACTTTTAAAGTCTCGAATTATTACAGAATTATCTTTATATTTAAATAGTTTATCTATGTAACCTCTTACTGCATATCTAATTCCTTTTTCTGGTTTATCTACTTCGAGGTCGAAAAATCTTTCAGATTCCGCGTCTGTAGGATCTTCTTCTTCGTCTCCAAAGAAATCGCACCTTAAGCCAGCAACAATCATTTCGTCAATCAAGTCTAAGTTTTCTTGGTCTGAAACATTTAATTCTTGAGCTTCTTGTTTAACTTGAGCGGCAACCACTTCTGTATTCCATATCGTTCCTTCTTTTATGATTTTATCGAATTCCGATCTATGATGGTCTCCGAGCAATTCGAAAATATTATGGCAAATGGTTCCTCTGCTTGATCCGTCATTTCCTGCTTGAGGTAATTTTAATTTATAATTGCACCAATAGGTCCAAGAACATGTTTGCGCTGTTTTTATTCTACTCGCTGAAAGTTTTGTTAATTCACTCATTGGATATTATTTTTTTATTTTTTAATATACTTTTTGGTATGATCTTTTCCAGCTTTTGTATTTCTTTTATTATAAATGTTTGTTGTGTTTTTGGTTCTGTAGATAATAGTTTATTTTCCCAAGAATTAAATTGATCAAGGCTCATTTCTCCAAAATCTTTTGCAGTAGGCAAGCATATTAAAATTTTATCTGGCTCTAAATAATTCAGTAATTTTAAATAATTTTTTATTGAAGCTTCGAGACCTCTATTTCTTGAAGATCCTGAATCATTATTCAGCGAAAGAATAACTTTGGATGGATTTAAAGATATTAAGGAAAAAATTAATTTATTGGGCAAATCTAAGCCAAAAGTTACAAGAGTATTATAATATCCGCGTTCATTTAATTTCAATAAATCTCCAATACTTTCGACTAATATGACCGAATCTTTTTCTTGGATCGCGGTCTTTGTTTCTTTATTTGCGTACAAGGGGTAAATCCATGATTTTTTCTTTCCAATGTGTTTCCATTTTGGCCTTCCTTCTGAGCTCGTCATATCTCTACCTGAGAAACCGTGGATTTGATTGAATTCATTATATATAGGAAAGATGAATCTTTTATTTAATTTTCCGTTCGTGGCGAACCCTCCTTTTAATTTTTTTAAGGTTTCGTCACTAATACCTCTGTCATTGTAAAATTTATAATGAGGTAATAACTTACTTAAGCAGTCTTCTGGGTAAATTTCGTCCATTTCTATTTTTTCTATTGATTCTATTTTATTGTAATTTGCTCCTATGTCTTCTTCTTCTAAATACTTTTTTAATTCGTTTTTATCGTTAGTTCCTAGTGTTATCTCTACTAATCTTTTTAATGGAGAAAAGCATGATCCTTGAACATGGTCTTTCCAGACGCCCGTGTTTTTGTATATCTGGATTGCTGTATTATTGTCTCCATTTCTAAAAATAGCATTTGTCTGCCAATATGGGCCTCGATCATTAAGTTTATAACCTAAATTAATTAAACACTCTTTTATTTTATCTGAAGATAATGATTGCATTATATATTTGGTAGATCTTCCATGAATTGTTCTGCTGCGCCAACCCCTTCAGAGTTTAAATGTCCGACCAAGTCCTCAAGGTCACCGCGTTCTTCTATTGAGAAGTTTTCCATGTGGAGGTTAATGTAGTTTTTTCTTTTACTTCCATCTGGCATTTCTATTGGTTGCAGCGCCCTGTGCACGTCCTTACCAAGCCATCTATATTTTAGGCATATAAATTTATGAGTTCCAAACCCTTCTGGTTCATTTTGTATTTCGTCCATGGTTTTTTGACGAAGAAGAAACAGGTGAGAGCAAAACTGAGTAATTTGATCAGAAAGAGAAACAATACTTTCATCATCGACTACGTTGTCAGAGTTTCTGTTATTTGTTATCCCCAACCTGTTACTTTGAACACTTGTTAACATAGCAACTGTTGGTGAGCCATTAAAGCATAGCTCTTTCTGTATTAACTGTTTAAATTTATCAACCATTCTTCCAACCGTCTCCCAGGAGCTTGCTCCATTTTGCCTCTCATAAGTAGTCTTTATATAGTCGAAGCTAAATATCATTCTGTTGCCTCTTCCTACTTCAGAATAGTAAAACCTTCTAATTATGTTTAGCATGCTATCTATAGAATGACCTGCAACATTATAATAAAAGAATTGGAAGTTTTTTATTTTACTCCATGTTTGCCTGACTTTGTTAATAACTTCTTCTCCAGCCTGTCTCCATCTCCCAGTTTCCAGTAGATGCATGGGTACTCCAGATAGGGCTGAGCATTGTCGAACAATAAGTTCTTCTTTACTCATTTCTCCATTATCAAAATGCAATATAGGGGTGTTATTGTTTATCGCTGAGACCTTTGTGCAAAAATCCATACAAAATTGAGTTTTTCCTACCCCCGCTCTTGCTACTACGACTGTTATGTTTCCTGGCCGAAGTAACGATCCGTAAAGTTCATTGACTCTTTGGTGGGGACCCATTAATCCGAATTCATCTATTGGGTTGTTGCCCCTTTCTTCGATAAATTGCTCCATTTCATCAAAAAGGTTTTCTGGATTATTAGCCCCTATTTCGTAGAGGTTGATTTTTTCATTATATATTTTATCTGCTTCCGAAACAATTTCGTCATAGGTTGATGCCGAGGATATAGATTTCATATTTTGAGCAACATCAATCGATGCCTCATAAATCTCTCTCCGTACTGTAATTTTTTTGAGTTCTTTCGCGGCCTTCAACACTCCATCTTTAGAGATTTGCCTCATAGATAAAGCCTTTATATAGTCTGCGATATTTATATTATCCTCAAAAGATATTCCTAGGGATTGCACTCTTTGAGACAAGATAACTTCATCAAGAATTTCTGAAGCTTCGAGTGATTGCCTAAGTACACAAAATATAGTTTTGTTTACTATGCTGTTTTTGTCAAAAAAGTCTTTATCTGTGATAAAGGACGCTATCAGCGGGTAAGATTCTGGATATTTTATTAATCCCGCGAGTAAATGTTGTTCTAGTTCGTATGAATATACCATAAGACAATGGTATCACACAAACAGAAATAAGTCAAGGAGTTTCTTCGTCTCCCCCTTCTCCTGGGAAGTTTAATTCAATGCCTTGGGCTGAAACCTGCTCGAGATATTGCTCTAAAGCTTTCCTTAAGCCCATTTCTACAACAGGGGAGTTTGTCTTTGTTACTATAGAGGGAGTTCCATCTTGATTGACGTATGTTAGTATAAATCCACTATCTCCGTCTGTAAATCCAGAAAACTCAAAAAGTTGTGTTAAGATCTTTTCTGGCAAATTAAATTTATTTAAATTTTCTGGGTCAATATCTTCGTTGCTCATGTATTATATATTACACACATTATAGGATTAATCCATGATTCTCAAATAAATCTTTATCAAGCTTGTCGTTTTGATATACCTCGATCAATTGAATGTCGTTTAATTCACAGAATTTAAGTTTATCTTGATCTCTTTTTAGTTGGTTTAAATAATTAATTTTATTACCTCCGTGAAAAAACGGGACATATTTTGTATGTTGTTGGCCCTGAACCTCTATGGCGACTTTTTTATTCGCATTGTAAAAATCTAAAGATAGTTTTGTTCCTGCAACTGGGAACTCTTCAAATACAATATGATTTATCCAATACTTTTTTAAGTATTGTTTAACGTTGAATTGTATCTTGCTTCGACTTTTTGCGTCCCAGTCTATTAAGAAATTTTTTGACTTCTTAACTGTTCTGATTGCGCCAGTTAGAGTCTTAAAGCGCATTTGTTAGTTTCTTAAAATCTTCATAAAGAAAATCAGAAAGCTTTTCGTTTTCTTCTAGGAAGTCGATTATCCTCTGCTCTCCTTGGAATTTTTCATTAATTTCTAAATCTTTTTCTTGAAGTTCTTTTATTAAGTCTTCTGAAACAGATATCCATGCGCCTTTTTTTTGGATCAAATTAAATAGATAAAGCATATCTAATATTTCTCTTGCTCTCCAGACGGATTTGCCATCTTTTTGCCCATACTTTATTGGGTATCTTACGCTGGAGCCTGTTTTTTCGTTAACGCTTTTTCTAAAACGTATTTTGCAGTAATGTCCTATAGGTTCCCCTTTGTCGTCGAGCTTGGTGGCAGTGGGGTTTTTGAACATTAAGTCTCCTGTATACCTCTCTTCAAACTCTAGAATAAAATTAGCATAATGCTTTATCGCGTTACCTCCTGCCTGTTTAACTTTAGGCCCTCCCCTTGCGGCATAGGGGTTTGTTGCCACTTCAACTCTAACTTGGCTCGTTAGGATCATTGTGTGTCCCATTTTA